TTCAATTTCGGCGGCGGCTTCATGTGCAATATAATCAAATGGTGGCTCGTTATATTCACGTAAGCGTTCAACAATGTCCGTCATATCAAAACCTTTCCGCACCGACCATGCGTTGTACTGTAAGTTGTGATAGTTTCACCAAGCGCGTTTTGGACATAGATTTTTGCCCACCGCCACGCCATACACTCATGCGAGACGCAGTTGTCCATGCCATAGTATGGGCAGATTTTCTCTTCCGCTTCTTTTGGCGTGACGTAATGTGGATTGTTATTCATTTCAGATACCATAACTCAGTTCCCATCCAAGTTATCACCACGATCATCAAGACGTGGCATTCCATCGTAAAGGGTTTCCTTCAATCCCTCGCTATATCCCATTGTATATCCGGTACTGTAACCATTATCGTATCCATTTTTGAAGGCGGCTTTCAAACCCTCTTCATTACCGCTGCTGTAACCGTTGGCAAATCCATTATCGTATCCATTCTTGAAGGCGGCTTCAACTCCTTCCTCATTCCCTAGACCTCTCATACGGTCATACTCACTCTTCAAGTAATCAAAGTGCATTTGTAAGTCTGTATTTGCTAGGCGTAGTTGCTCAATCGTATCGGCGGCTAACTCGCCAAGTATGAAAGCGTCAAGGTCAGAGGTTGTTGATTCGCGTAGTAGTTTAATGATGTCCATCACTACGATTCCTTTTCAAAAACACAGAATTATATATCCGTTCCAAGCCATTCTTATGTGGGTGTCTATGAATCCATTGACCTGTATAAGGTTCGAAATGCTCCCTGAAAAAATCATCCATCACCTCATTACCTGTTACCACCTGAACATTAACCATGTCAGCAAGATTGTCAAATTCTGAATCCGTCATAATTGAATCGTCGCGTAATTCATAGGCATAAGCTGCTACAGATAATCTAATTCTATTACGCCTTTCAACTTCAACGATGTCCATCACGCTATCTCCTTCCATCGTAATTCAAAGAACACTCGCAACATAAACCTCGTTAGCCATCGCGGTTTGTAGTATACGGCGATATTAATTTTGGTCGGGGCAAAATAAAACCATCCGACCGGATCTGGTCCTGTGTTAAGAATATACTCCATCGCTATATGCTTGTCAGACATCAGTCATCCTCCAATGCGTTTTGTGCTATTTTCTGTGCTTCCGAAATAGGCAAGGTACCAAAATCAGGGTCACTTTCTATACTGGCAATGCTGTATAATACTTGCTTCAACCGATTGATCTCTTTTACAAAAGTATCCATCAATTCAAATGCTAGTTTATTATCTTTCCGTAGCGTGATGATCTCATCTGCAGCTTCAGCACACCACTCACCTTCTTGGCTCCAGCTTATGTCAACGGTTCTTAAACGGTCAACTATGTCTGTCATCGTTCTTCTCCTACTGGTTCAGAATATTTAGCCATGATCATTTCAATCTGAAACATAATCCACTCATACGCCTTCAAACTATTCTCAAACTCTGGATGATTGTAAATAAACTCAAGGAAATCCATCAGTTCCTTGATCCACTCAACAGCTATTTTTTTCTTAAGCCTCAACTGTTCGATCTCGTCGGTCAGTATCTTATTGGCCTCACGCTCACTGTCTAATGTCGCTTTGGCGGTATACGCTTCTTGTGTGTTTTTCCGTAAGCAATTTAACTCAGACGTTTCAGCCTCATGAAGTACCCGAACAGCATTGGTTTGCACTTTTATCGCATTTCGCAACTGTTCGATCTCTTCCCGCGCATCGCTAAATGCTTTCGATGTATTTTTGAGTTGCTTTTCCAATTCAAAAATCAAATCATCCATCTCGTCGCAGTGGCCTGTTGCCAGTCCATTTCGGAACATCACTTGAGCTAGTTTCTCGGTGTCATCCATCACTCTTTCTCCTTCAGTGCGGCACGGGCAACAAGAGCGGCTTCTTGGCAATCATCACAACAAGTGTTGTTGGAGATTGATTGCAACACCTCCCGCAACCGCTTGATCTCGGCGTCTTGTTTTTCCAAATCGGCATAGGGGTCCTCGCGGCATTCCCTTTCAAAATCAACTTGCCCTCGCAGTTGCTCAATCGTATCGGCGGCATCACGCAAAGCAATTGCATCGCTATCAAACTTCACAAGACCAATCCGTTGCCGTAAGCGTTCAACGATATCCATCACTCTGGCTCCTTCAGTGCTTCACGGACAATATCGTGCATCTTGTCAATCTTCATCGCAACCCGCACAATTTCAGGTGCAATTTTCTTCAACGCTTTTCTCAACTTAATGATCTCGTCGGCAGCCTCAAACGCGACAGGGCTAATCATTGGCCCATCCATGATAAATACTTCTGGCGACCGTAAGCGTTCAACGATATCCATCACTCGCTCCTGTTTCTGTAACGCACCGCAGGAACTCTTGCTCTTGCCACTTGCGTTCGGTATCCCCTGTGGCCCTTACGGCGGCTCTTGCGGACCTCGCGGCAAACCATATTTCGTCCCCTGCGTCAGCCCTTGCGGTATCCCCTGCGACCATAGCGGCAACCCTTGAGGCACTTTCGGCAGCCCTTACGGCCCATACGGCGGCTCTTGCGGCGGACAACTCCTTATCGGTCGCTTTTCCGTTTGCGTATCGCTCCGCAACATCAATCGCGTTTTTTACGCTAGGATGGGTATTTAGGTGCTCAACCCGTCGAGCGTATGCAACCATCAACAACCGCCATTCTTTCGCGTGTTGAGGTTCAGCGCGACAGCACCAATGCGCGTCATCCAGCCCGTTGATTTCAAGGATCGTAGCGAATGGCAGTGCCGCATCGTCCGCAGATGTTTTACCAAGTCCGGCGAGTAAGTTTGTCCACCCGTCTTCGCATGGTGAATGTTCGCGTATTCTGTTCAATGTCGTGGTAATCATACCTTCTCCTTTAATTTTTTTATTTTTCCCAGAAGCCAATTAACCCCAGACAAAAATATCGCAACGACAAAGACTACAGCAATCAAACCGATAACCAAACCGACAAGCCAAAACAGTTCCGCAAAAAACTTTGCCATCCAAAACCAAATGTAATCCATCACTCTTTCTCCTTCAGTGCATATCCATCTTTGCACAAAATTCCATGCAGCCTCTCAATCTCGGTCTTATGTAAATGATCGTGCATAGCCATCATCGCGTTTGCAAACCACGTAATCATATATCCCTCATCACGGAACACATCCCGTTCCATATCCTTTGTTGTTTCAATAAAAAACTTTGCCCATACTCTAGCGTCTGGATTGTGGTGTATGGTCATATCGTAATCCATCACGCTATCTCCTTAAATTCAGCGATTGATTTATCAAACTCTTCATGCGAGAACTCAGGTGATAACCGCATCATGTTTATACGAAATGCAGCAATCAAAGTACCCTGAACCCTTTGTAATCGTTCGATCTCTTTCAACATGCTCAACAAAACTTCATTCACTGGCAACGGCGGCGATGGTGGTACACTCCAATCCGTAAGGTCTTGCGGTGTACTATATAAGAATTGTGCGTTAGAAATTAGTAATTTTACAAGAGGTTTGTCACCATAATCCATCACTGATACCCCCTAAAGGACCAAAGACAAAAGAAAACACCAACTCCAATCATCCAATTTGTTCCAAAGCCAATGAATGATGAACCTATTAGTGCAAAAAGAAAGATAAAAATTACCTTCAATTGTTTTACACTCATCACTCTCTCTCCTTCAGTACATTCAACAAACCTTCAAGACGAGCAGATTTATTAAATATTTCAGTTTGGTTGTTTGATGCAATCGCATCTTCAAGTTCTGATCTATATTGCCGCAATCGCTCAATCTCGTCGGCTCTCCTAAGAGCGTTCTCGGCTCTTTGCGCGGAGATGGCATCATCTTTGGCAAATAATCGCAGACGTTCAACAATGTCCATCACTCTTTCTCCTTTAGTTGAAGTGCTTTAATTTGATTAACCAGTTCAACACCTTCTGGGAACGTAACCCAATATTCATCAAGACCATCGAGCGCAGATATTAACATTCCCCGCAACCGCTCAATCTCGTTGGCGGCATCTTCTAATAAACCGCCTAATTCCATACGTGCTTCTCTTATGGATTGTCTTTCTCCATACGCATCTTTTCTCAAGTCATCAACGATATCCATCTTTCCCCCTATCACAATTATATCAAGATAATCCCATATATATTTTGTCATCCCTGCTGCATCGTCAATGACTATCATCATGGGTGTGCGTCTTTCATAACAGAGAACCAATCAGCGTCCCCGTTTTTAAGAAAGTTCCGTATTGCTTTCGCGGCTTGTTCTGCGGTTACTTTGTTGTAGCTATCTACCAGATCATCCCAAAATAACCAGCTTTCACCATTTTTATCTTTATCCGCTGCATCAGCGTACTCTTGAAACGGCGGGTAGAATAATTCATGAAGATTTTTATCCTGATACTCTGAACCACGAACAAATTTTTCCGCTCTGTCCACGGCATCATCGCCGTAGAAAATTGTACCCTCGTCTGTTCTTGGGTCGGGCATCTCCTCGTTCAAAAGCCAACACCATCCACCAATACAGGCTACCGTGCCACAATCGTAATTGGTGTGGGCTGTAACCTGTAAATTAAAGTTCATTTGGTTCGGCTTTGGTGGGTTATCACCAAGGTTGGTTCGTGGATCAGTATGGATGATGGCTTTTGTTTCCAGCATTTCTGCCACGACCAACAACCCTTTCCGCAAACCTTCTTTAGTATCTAAATTAATATCCTTATTCATGTTACGCTCCCATTGCTTTTGCTAATAGATCTTTGTCTTCGATCTGACCACGATACTTATTCACCAAACGCTTACCAAGTACTGCCTGTTTAAACGTCAACTTAGAGTTCATTGCAAGTGACCTTCCAATGTCAGTGTCCAGTCTATTAAAGCCGACCTTGTTCTGAGCACGAGCACCATCTGCGTCCATACTGGAGATAACCTGCAGACATTGCAATATAGCGGCTGACTGATCCACAGATATTTTTTCAGCGTCAGTGTCGATGTTTAAACGTGTCGTCGATGCAGTGATCGGTTGGTCTGGAAGAACTGGAATGTCAAGGTCTGCTATGGCGTTATCCTTGTCCAATGCCTGATCAATGATATCCATCTTCAAGACCACCGACCGGGCCATGTTGGAATCGATAGAGCCTTCGAGTACCAGATGTTGCACTAGAACGGATTCCTTCTGACCGATACGATGAGCACGATCCTCTGCCTGTAAGAGATCAGCAGGTGTGTACGTAATCTCAGCGAACACAACGTGTGAAGCGGCTGTTAGAGTAATACCAACACCAGCCGCCTTGATATTGCCAATGAAGAATAGACACGATGGATCATTCTGGAACCTGTCAACTGCCTCTTGACGTGCCGTCATGTTGACTGATCCAGTAACCTTCACAGCTTCCTTGCCAAGAGCTTCATACAAAGCATCGATCACGACATGATGATGCGCGAAGACAATCACCTTGCCTGAGCAGTTCTTCAGGTGTTCAATAACATATGGTATCTTCGCGACTGCTGTGTCCCTACGTGCGATAGCGATTTCCTGAAACGCCGCTGACGCACCGTCACGTAACTTGTTTACGGCATCTTTGTATACGTTGATATCATCAGAAGCTTTAGACAACTCGACAGCAACACGCAGGTGATGCAGTTGTTCCATTGCTCTGGACATGACCTTGACTTCATTGTCAATCTGTACCGTCGCCCCATTCTTCGGGAACTCAATGATCTGCCTACGCTTGGCAGGAAGATCCTTCAACACGTCTGCCTTGAGCCTACGCACCATGATTGTAGAGCGTAGCTTGTTCTGCAACTCGTCAAGGTTGGTTGCCCCTGCGTCATCGAAACCAAAGCGTCCCTTGTGTGCTCCACAGTAACGATACGCAAAGCGATAGTAGCTGTTGTATGTGACTGGATCTAAACTGCTGATCAAACTCCATATTTCTTTTGGCCTGTTCAGGATAGGCGTCCCTGTCAGGAACAGTCTACGCTTTGCCTTGATTGGTTTAAGTTCACTCATGACTTTGCTTTCTTCTTGTTGATCTTGCCGCCAAGTACAGCGACAGTGCGTTGAGCCTTCTGGTTCTTAAGATAGTGAGCCTCGTCACAGATCAGCAAGTCCCAATCGACAGCATCAATCTTGTCACGATGCCTGTCCACGATGTCATAGTTTATGATTACGATGTCGCAATCTTCAGGATAGTCATTGGCAACAGCAACACCACACCTAAGAGGCTTTGTGCTCCACTTGTCGAACTCACGTTGCCAGTTGATCCTCAACGTAGCAGGACAGATCACGAGGATTTTCTCTGCACCAGTAACATTCGCCACGCCGATGGCTTGGATCGTTTTACCCAAGCCCATCTCGTCTGCGATAAGTGTACCCGCACGTTCAGATGCGTACACAATCCCTGCCTTCTGGTATGGTAGGTACTCCAGACCTTCAGGGCGAGGGAGATCAACGTCAGCATCAGTCGCACGTGATGCTTCAAGTACTTCAACCATTTTGTTATGTTCTTCAACCAGAATGGCACGTGTTGTGGCAGAGGCGTATTTGATTAACGTCGCCGCCTTAGTTTTGTCGTCAGTCCACCACAATTTAGATACACTGTCCCACCGAAACCGTGCGCTTTTGGGGATTTCTCTTTCATCAAATGATCCGCGAAAGATAAACTTGCCATTCTCGTAATACAGTGTAGCCATGATGCACCTGTTTACTCTACTGTGGAACCGTAACTCTTCAACTTATAAACCGCGTATGGTTTTTTATTGAGGTCACGCTTGAGGATCGTCTGGATTTCAAAGCCATCCTTCTTGAGGTCATAGATGCACGACGCAAGACGGAAGATTCCGTACACGCCAAATGCTTCAAGAGGTGATATCTTACCCAACGTCAGGAGATGTGCCAACACCTTCTGCTTTTGTGTCGCTGCGGCAAGGCGTTCTTTTGCCTTCACAAGCTCACGCAGAGTCGTTGATCCCGTAGAGGTTTTCTTCTGTTCTGACTGTACCATTGATAGTCTCCTTGTTTTTCAATGTGAATTGTTGAATACCGTGCATCACGGTGCTGTGATCTCTATTCATGGCAGTGCCAATCTGATGCATTGTCATGTTTA